TCCATTTTTGTTTAGTCCAAGCTCTAAGACTTCTTTGTGACTTTTTTAGTGCCATGTTTTTTCCTTATTGCTTCTTTACCTTGCTTTGCGATTTTCGCTTGTTGCGTTTTACCGGCAACTTTTGCTCTTTGTTCCAAAACTGTAAGTATTTGAATCTTTCTAGCAAAAGGTTTTTTAATTCTTTTAACTTTTGCCACAGTTGCTCTTGCATCTGTTGGAGTTTTAAATTTAATGCTGATAGTGTCTTTTGGATTTTCATCTGTATATAGTCTTCTCCCACTTCCTTTTGGTTTTTTTCCTGTTCCTACTTTAGGGTCTTGTTTTTTTCTTGGCATTACTTATAGCCACCACCTTTAGCTTTGTATTGTTTAGCTAACATCTGGGCTTTTCGAGCTGACCATTGCCCGGGTTTACCTCCTTTAGAACCGGCTTTGATTCTCTCGAAAAGCCTCTTACGCATAGTAGGCTTGGTGTAATTACCAGCTTTGTTGACTGTTGACTTTCTTTTAGTCGTTGTCTTTTTTGCCATTATTATTCTCCTTTTTCTTAAAAATCATATCCCAGT